TGCTACACCAGAGAGACCTTATGTAACTGGTGTTGAATATGAAAATAAAATTACAGCTACATTTATGTTAGACACAACATTTGAAGATAAACAATTATTTGAACTCTGGCAGAGTTATATGTATGACGAAGCATACAATCTTCAATATCCAGATAAGTATCATGGTTCAGTTAAGATAGATCAATTAGGTGTTGACAATATACCTGTATATTCAGTAGAGTTACATGAAGCGTTTCCATCTAATGTAACTGGTGTAGCGTTTACAGCTGAAACTACTACAGTACAGACATTTGATGTTGAGTTCTCATTTAGAACTTGGAGTTCTTCATTCGAAAATACACCAAGTGGATTACTCGGTGGATTGTTCAATAAGAAAATGAGAAAGATAAGATCAAGACTTGATAAGAAAGTAAATGATAAATTGTTCGGATAACCGGACTAAATAGTTATATAATATTATGAGGAAATAAATTATGGCGTTACCAGTACTTGACACACCTAAACATAGTTGTGTCTTACCATCATCTGGTGAAACAGTCACTTATAGACCGTTTCTAGTTGGTGAACAAAAAGTGTTATTAGTAGCACAAGAATCAGAAAACACTAATGAACAAATTAGTGAAATGATTAGATTGATTAATGTATGTTGTGATGATATGGATGCTAATGAATTAGCAACTATTGATTTAGAATATTTATTTTTACAGTTGAGAATTAAATCAGTTGGTGAAACAGCTGATGTACAAATGGAATGTGAACATTGTAAAGAACTTAATAAAGTTACAGTACAATTAGAACAAACCATTGTAGAAGAACCTGAACAAGTAATAGATCATGTAGTTAAGATTACAGATACTATTAGTATTGATTTAAAGACACCGAGTTATCAAATTGTTAATTCAGTAAATTTAAATAATTCAGAAGACCCAAAAGTAATTTTTGAAGTTGTATCTAAGTGTATTAATTCAATTATTGACGGAGATGAGATTCATACTAGAGATGATTTCTCTGATAAAGAACTAATGAGTTTTTTAGATAGCATGTCCATGGATATGTTTGAAAAGATTCAAGCGTTCTTTGTTAATGTCAAAAAATTGAAAATTAACGGAAGTTATGATTGTGAAAAATGTGGAGAGAATAATTCGTATGAATTAGTGGGTATCGGAAATTTTTTCGGCTAACCCTCTCTCATGAAAGTCTATATAATTTGATTCATACAAACTTCGGTTTGATGCAACATCATAAGTACAGTTTAACAGAACTGAACTATATGATACCCTGGGAGAGGGAAGTATATGTTCAACTTCTAATGAAACATTTAGAAGAAGAAGAACAGCGTCAAAAGAACGCTGAGTCTAAAATGAGGAGATAGAAATGGCAGAAGATCATAGAGATAGATTTTCAGGTGACATGAGTCGCAACGAAGTAGAAATAGACCTTAAAAAGTTTATGGAGATGGTTACTGAAAATAACGATCTCAAAAGAGAAATATTTGAATTAACAAACGAAGATAGAAAGAACCCATGGCAGAAATGGGTATTCGCAGCTAAGACAATAGATGCTTGGAGAATTATTCCAAGACTATTCTTAGGTATCTATATGTACTTACTATACTTCGCGACATTCTGGTTTATGGATTTACCAGAACCTTCACTAGAACAATCAGGATTGATTTCAATTTTAGTCGGAGCTGGAGCAGCTTGGTTTGGACTATACACATCTAGTGCAGCTAAAGAACATGGTGACAATAACCCTAACTAGGAAATAATAAATGGCTGAAGCAGTAGTTGATAATAGTATAGCTGAAAATATTCTTACAAAGATACAATCACAAGCGTATAAAACTCGTCAAGCTGGTGTGCATAACAAAAGTCTTATAGATACAATCAGTTCTATGGATGAATCAATACAAGATAAACTAGGTGATTCAACCTTCACTACAGATGAATTAAAAACTGAATTTGTCAAAGCCGCTCAAGAAGAAGCACAAGCTATAGCTGAGAAAGAAAAATCTGATACAGCTGATGAGAAAAGAAAAGAAGCTGAAGCTAAAGAAGCTAAGAAACAAAGAATAGAGATGATGTCTAACTTTGAACAGTTAGGAAATGTTCTTAGAACTAATGCTACTAAATTAGGTGAAGCTCTTAAAGACGACTTCAAACAGATAACAGGTGGTCTGAGTTTGATCGCTGAGGCACCAGGTATAAAATCAATCATAGCTATTATTACAGGTATCGCGTCTACTCTCGGTAGTCTCTTATTGATTAATATTAAAAATAGTGGTATACTAGGTAAGACAATCAGTGGTTTAATAGGACAAGATGATGATGGTAATTTTGATCCCGGAAAGACTATGGAGAATATTAAAGAAAAGTTTACTCCAGGGTTCTTAAAAAATAAAAAAGATAAAGATGGTAATGAAATTAAAAGTGACGAACCTGATCAAACATTTTTAGAAAAGTCTATGGCTAATTTAAAAGAATCTACCAATAAAATGGGAGAGACTTTTAAAAGTATTGGTAATGGTATTATGCATCCTATTCAAACATTGAAAAAAGCTGGAACAGCATTCATGGGTGGTATAAGAGCTATAGGTGTTTCAATAGCTGGGATGGCTACAGCTATGTGGACAGCTGTTACTACACTAGCTGTATCAGTAGCTAGTTTTGTTGGTGGGTTATTAGCATCAGCTGCTTCTGTTCTCTTAGCTGGTATAACAATGTTAGCACCAGTAATTCTAATCGGTTTAGCTGTAGCTGCTCTAATATTCGGAGCAATGTACTTAAAAGATAAGTTCATAGAAAATAAAGATATGATCATGGCCAGATGGGAAATGATCAAAGAAGGTTTCAAAATAGCTTTAGATGGATTAGTATTATGGAAAGATAAAGCTGTAACATTTATTAGTAACACATTCAAGTCAATATGGTTAGGATTAAAATCACTCTTCGCTACGGTTATGACAGGTCTTGAGAATGGTATCAACATGGTTATCAAAGGTATTAATAAATTGATACCTGGTGAGAGATATGACTTAGACCCTGTAGACATTGGTGCTAAAGGTATGAGACAAAGGGTTGATGAAGAAAAAGCAGCCTTTGAAGTTGAGAAAGCCGGACAAGCTCAAGAGTTTGCTGATAGACAAAAAGATATAGACGATAGAAAATCAAATAACACAATGGAAAGAGCTGCAACTATAGTTCAACAAACTAATCAAACTGTTAATGAAGGTAGTAAATCTACTACAATAGTACCAACAGGTACAGAACCTCAAGATTCATTCGCTGGTAATATGGCGTTAGCCCAATAGAATAAAAGTGTATAAACTGGCCCCTCTGTCCCGCCGTTAATACCGATATCTCCTGCCGCTTTAGATATCTTTCCTCATTGAATGTTAAGAATCCCCATTCTCAACCGTCCCACTAACTCAGCTGAGTTAGTTCAAGCTCTGACACGAAGAGCTCTTCCCTTATCTAATTAGGTTATAGTATTTATAACTCTATTACTGGTCGTTAGCAAGTTTTTCAAAATAACTCATAGTTGTATCACTACTGTCTTCTGAATTACTTACTGGTGCTGGTGTATCAGCCCATGGTGTCTCTTTCGCTGTTGCAGAAGAAGCTGATGTATTATCATCTGCTATTGTTTCTGCTGTTGCTGTAGATACTTCAACTCCACCCAAACCTAACGCTCTGTCTAATTGAGTTTTCAGATCATCATAAGATTTAAATTGATCTGGAGCAATTAGTTCTGCTAGAGAATGTTGTTTGTTGTAGATACCTTCTAAAACAGAATCGTCTTCTGAGATAGGGACAGGATTCGCGAACTCTGATTTATCATAGTTCCAATATCCATCTACTTTTCTAACTTTAAGTTTAAAGTCAGCACCTTCCCACATATCAAACGGATTGATAGGTTTCTCATCTTCGAACTGAGGTTGCATTACATCTTTGACTTTCTCAAAGATTTTTTTACCGAAACGATAAAGCATAACTTTACCTTCGTTCTCAGGGTGAGTTGGATCTGAGACAACAAGAACATTCGCTACATAGTGTAGTCTTCGTTTTTGTTTTCTTGCTTGATCCTTTTGGGCTTCATCGCCACTATTCCATAGAGTAGTATTATACTCTGAAACAGGACAATCATTTCCTAGAGTTGTTAAAGATTTCTCTATGAACCAACCACCTGGACCTTGAAATCCATGATCCCAATATTGGATCCATGGAAGTTCTTCTCCATTGGCTGCTGGTAAGAAACGAAGTACTGCATACCCATTACCAGATTTATCTAGTTCAGGTTTCCAGAATCTATCATCTCCATAAGATTTCTTTTCCGAGGATTCGGCTTCTAGTGCGGTTTGTAGTTTATCGAAGCCACCGCGACTTCTCTTTAATTCATTAAATGACATTTTATCTCCTTGTATTTAATTGTATTATTTTATTATTTTATCCACTTTATTCATTATGTAAAACTATTATGTAATAAAGGTTTTTTATTTCCTTCATAGTATATAGTATAATCGACATCTTCAAATCTGTCAATCACTTTTTTTATCTGTGCTTCTTGTGTTCCTAATAGTGAGTTAGGATCACTAGTACCAACCCTCAATCGAGAAGTCTCTTTCTCTCTTTTATAGGCGTTAGTACCAGCATAGATATTCTGATAAGTATCATCTTGAAAGTTCCATATAGAATCGAAACCTACAAGACATACTTCATCAAAACCCATTATAGAAGCCTGAGCCATAGCTTGACTTCCGGCAAAGAAGTTGACACTAAATCTAGGGTCTTCTTCTGTACCTTTCATATTTGTTATTTGCCATTCAGGATTTACTCCAATGACATGAACTTCCATGATCTCTGAGATATCATCTTGAAGTCCAAATATCCAACAATGGTCCCATCTGTTTAAATCAGATTCTTTAAAATTGAATGAAGGATCGAATCCCATAAGAATCATTTCGTGATATTCTTTTGGAACAGGATCAAAATCTGGAAAGATACATTTATGTTCTTTCGGATAATCTGATTTACAAATCTCTTTGATGATAGTTGAATCACCAGATATCAAATAGTCAGGTGCAAAGTCTCTGTACAAAGCATTACAACCAAATGTAGTACCCTCTAATGTATGTAAAGATACATCAGCTCTACTTGGACCGTTACCTATGATGTAGGCTGTAGCCATATTCCTTTCATTACTAATCTTATTTTTTGTTGTTCATATTCTATGAACGGTTTTAATTTATTTAATCTTACTTTTACTTTCGGCCAAATGAATTGTTCTTGTATCATTTCATCATAGTCTTCAAAGATACCAAACATACTATCGAACGCTATGAATGTCTCAGCTTGTATATTCTTACCTAAGAATTCTTTGAGTATGACACTATGTTGACCGTTTTGTACTTCTAATACATCATCTAAAGTGTCATACCTGTCATACAAGTATCTCATATCTTCTGTAATAGTGTATGTCAATTTCTGTTTTCTTTTCTTAAATTCT